ATATGCATTTTTAGTTTCTGTTTGGAATACAACAGAAGGTAAATCAGCAGTTCTAACTAAACTACTGATTTGTGTTCTAAATTCATTGGTTGATTGGTCGCCATAAAGAGTAGCATAAAGCTCACGGTTAAGTATAAAATTTACATAACCCTCAAACTTTTGTCTTGGCGGATTAACACCGGGCGTTAATCTTGCGGCATTCCTAAAATCTCTAAGTAGAAATTTCTGATCGCCACTGTATTTTCCTAAAAAGTCTAAAGCCATCTGCTAACTCCTAGCATGGCTAGTCTTACGCTCTGTTAGTACTAACTGAACCTGCTGTTGGAGCCGGACTTAATGGTGAAGAATCTGTATCATATTGTGTTGCGTTATCATACTTGATAGTCATTACGATCTGAACAGGATCTGTTGCAGAATAGTCTTGATCACCATAGTTAACATTAGTAAGGAAACATCCTTCTAATACCCAATACTCAGTTGCTTCTGTTGAACTACCATCTAGTACTTCAATTGCTGTTTGGAATTTGTAATCTGAACCAGCACTTGGTGTTGTTTGTTGGAAATGGTTAAATTGTCTTTGCAACTGTCTACCGATTGCCTTAGAAGTACCATTAGTCATGTCGTCCCTTACAGTTACAGTAATTGGGTCCCAGGTATGTTTACCTTGGATATATACTCTTGAGTTGTAAGAATCAATTGTAACTTCTTCGTGAGTTAATTTTGGTCTTTCTACTGATTGTACGTTTTGAGTAATAACTAAGTTATCACCTGCAACTGCACCACCAAAGCCTTCAAAGAATGTTACTCTAAATCGATACTTTAGTTTTGGCATTAATATGCCAGTTCCGGTAGTACTGTCACCAGTTGGTACTCCGAATTTATTTAATGTTGGTATAGCCTCTAATGCCATTGTATTTCTCCTACGTTAATAAAATAATAACGATAATCGTTTATATGCAAATATTTATCACTTTTGGCTCAAATATATTAAAGTATGTTATTATAATCACAAAAAAAGGCGCCTAATGACGCCTTTTAGTGTTAAGTTTAACTTATGCAGTCGAACCAAGAGTGTTTTGTACTCTGATCGGAATGTAAATAAACTCGATTGCTTTGATAGGCTGTATAGCAATATCAATGTGCAATTCGTTTCTGTCAATCCTTTCTGCGGTGTTATTTGTTGTGTCACAAACTGTAACAAAGTCAAATAAACCTCTTTGAGTAACAAGGTTTGCTAAGAATCTATCTACGATTGCTTTAGCGTCTGCTCTTGTAGAAGCATCGTTTGGTTCAAACAAGAATGGCTTAACTAAATCATCAAGTCTTTCTCTTATGTAAACAACTAAACGTGCAACGTTAACTCTGTCTAACGCACTTGATGTAGGACTTAAAGTCTTTTGTCCAAATACGTTAATGCCTCTTCCTGGGAAGTTAGCAATTGGGTTAACTTTGTTGCTGTATAGACTGTCTCTTTGACCTTCATTCAATGCAACTGCTTTAAATTCACCTGTTGCTCTATCTAAGTAACCAGTTGAAGTAGCATTACTAACGATACCTCTTTGGAAACCTGCTGGAGCAAACCAAGGGAAAGCAACCTGGTCGTTATAGGCCAGTGTTCTCAATGCAATTGAACTTGAAGGAACAACAATGTTGGTTCCGTCTAAGTTTGTTGACATACCATGTGGGTAGTAAACAGCCGCGTATGCTGATCCACTTACTAATCCATCTTCGCCGTTTGCTGTAGCAACTGCTGTGTTAGTTGCCCATGCTTGAGTTGAAGTAGAATCACTTGCTAATCCTAAAGGAGCGTCTGCAATAACAAATGCTGTTTCTTTACGATCAGTGTTTAGTGTAATCATTTCATCTAACGTTTCTGCATAACCTGGAGTTGCTATTAGATTATATCTATTAGTTTCATTTCTGATATCCTGGTTACTTGCTAATGCTGATTGTAATGCTGTAACAACTGCACCTCTTTGTGCTTTTCTAAGCAATTTAGGAGCACCACTGGCAAAGTTGCCGCTGTAGTCTTCCCATCTTGCGTTAGTTGTTGAATACTTCTTAATATTACCACCTGACAAACGTTTGTTCCAACCTAATATTCCCAAAGGATATATTGAAGGATTAGGACAATCACTGTCCATAGCAACGCCGGCGCCTTGTGTAATAGCACTTCTCATGTCTGCAAATATAATTCCATCTGCTGATATTTGATCTGTATTATCAATTAATACCCATCTGCTACCTGCCGCTAATGCTGAATTGTACTTGTAAATCTTAGGATAGTTTTCTAAGTCTGCACTACTAACCCATAAGTCACCAGTTACAAGTGAACCTTTGTCACTTTGTACTGTTGGCTCTGATGCCGCAATGTTTACGTCGAATGGATATGAATTCCACTTACTGTCTGCACCTTTAAAGACAAAGTCAATATTAGTATTGTCAAGTAAGTTATCGTACCATAAAGTACCATCTGCTAATGTTCCTGTTGGAGCAGAAGATGAAGATATGAATGTTAAATCTTCCCAGTTACTATTTTTCTCTAGTAGATTTAGGTCTGCGGCGTTAAAGCCTGAAACATCTCCAGCAACAATATTAATGTCTGTACCAGCACTATTAACTAGTGAGATCTTACCGGAAACATTTGAACATGTAATTGATCCTGCCTGTGTATTAACTTGGTTTGCTGAACTCAATGCTGAGTTAATTGCTTGAACCATGTCATCAACACTTAGTTTGCCGTTTGAATCACTATCAAAGTTATGGAATGTTACATTAACATATCCACTTGCACCGTTAACAGCAAATCTGTCATTGATGTCAAGTTTGATTGCAGTAGTACCACTAGTATGACCAGTTGTAACAATAACGTCATCGGCTATAGCCGCTGAACTTGAAATACTTAATGTACTTGCACCGTTATGTCTTTTTAGTTTAACAGTTGCATCTTCTGATGAATATTTAAACCAAAGATCACCTAAACTTGCAGTACCGTAATCAGCGTATGCTTCTGCAGATGTTTGTCTGTATGATGCTAACTGATTAGTCCATGCTGATGTAGTAGAGTTGTAAAGTTTTAAACCAACTACTGAACCATTGTTCAATGTGTTAGTTTGTAAGTATAGATCGCCTGCCGCTAATGCACCACCACCGCTTCTTGTTGAAGGAACGTTAGTGTGTCTAGCGATTTGGAAGTCACCGCTTGATGCTGAGTCCCAACCTGTAGTACCAATCTGATACCATGCACCTGAAATCTTTTCAAATAGTTTGATATCTGACATTGTTGCGCCAGTGTCTTGAAAGTAAACAACTGCATAGTTACCGTCTACACCAATAGATGCTTTAGGTGCCGGTGAGGCTCCTGTAGTAACTTGGTCTTTAGATGGTGATAATGTTGGTTTAATATCCCAACCAGTTCCGCTCCATTCTTTGAGACCCCAAGTTGTTGCACTTGTGTCTAACCAGTATGAACCGTTTGCCGGTGCCGCTGATGGAGCCGATGTAGAACCTGTAAGTTCTGACAAGTCGATGTCAGCTCTAAGGACGTATGCTCTGTTGGCAATTCCTAAGAAACTGTAAGCCGCTTGTAAGCCGTACTCGTTAAGTTCGTCTCCGTGTAAAGGTGTTGCCCCACTTTTTCTAAAGTTAGGGTTACCGTAATTTGTAAGTAACTCTCGTTGGCTATTGATCAAATACACATTACCAGCAGTTGCTGATGTTGTGTAACTTGCAGTTGATGAACCGTCTGGTGCGGTTTTGTCTTCTGCTGTAGCAATAACAATAAGAGGTACAGTTCCAGTGCCAGCCGCCGCGTAAAAACTTTCGTCTGTTACGGTAATGCTAACTCCTGGTGAGGTTAATGTAGCCATATTGTTCTCCCATTTATATATAATTTGTTATGGATACATGTATTTATCCAAAAGACGGTATTATGCGGTATTATAGAATATTGGGTAACAAGGTTTTGGGGGTTTTAGATAAATATACCTTCACACAATTTTTAGTGCTGTAGGCGGGTTTTTGACGTCTATGTCTGCTCTTATTTCAGCAACTTGCTGTATTAACTCGTCTAACGTGCCATTATTTTTAATAATATAATCTACGGGATGGCCTACCCAATTCCATTCACTTTCATGAACTTCGTTATAACGTGTTTGCATTATTTTTCTATTAACAGCATTTGTTTGAGATGTTTTTGCAACATCATACCAACTGGGTAGTTCTCCACGTTGTACCCAAATAACAAAGCCATTCATAGATTTTATTAATGATAATTCGTTTTGAAATCTAGCATCACTTATAACAACACAAGGATCTGTTTGATGCCTTATTCTCAATCTATATTCTAAACTGTTTAGCCAAATATCTTCATGAAAGTGATTTCTAAGTACTTCTGTTCCCATTAGTTGTAGTGCTAATCTAGGAGTAAAGTTATCAATATTAAGTTTTTTAGTCCAATAGAGGTCTGGGGTCTCTCTAAAGTCTCTGCTTTCAATAGTATCACCTTGGAGTAAATGTCTTTCCCAACCAAATATAGTTGAGCATAAGTCTTTGAGGGGAGCGGCAAAACTGTCCTGTACACAGCCATGATTGTCAACAAACATGTTTGCTACTGTGTCTTTACCTGATCCTATAAACCCTACTAGTCCAATAATATTCATAAATTACCTGTATGTGCGAAAAATACTTATCATCAGATGTAAGTAAATTCAATGGAAAAAAGAACCTAGCCTATTACGAATCCTAACGGCAAGTTACCTTCTTCCATATTGTGTACTGACTGTATAAGCATTTCCATATCTGCTTGGGCTTCTTGTTTCATTGCTTCTCCATTAAGAACAATGTTTCCACCTGCTCCTGGGATACCGCCCATATACTTACTTCTTGCTTCACCAAGTATAAGTTTAGACTGAGCTAATGCAAAGTCACCTAACCATTTACCTGCATAGATATCACCTAGTAATAAACTTTCTGGTATAAAGTTATAAACTCCAACTGCTACTTCTTCGTCAGTAGAAACATTTCTTAATATCTTAAGTTGCTTGGTATTTCTATTCCAGAGGAAATTGTATTCACTTCCGAATATTCTACCTATTGTTTCTTTGTATTGTGAGAATGCATCAAACGTTGCTAAGCCACCTATCTGGCCTGCATTTAAAAGATACATATTGTTGAATGCAACATCAAACGGATCAAAGTTTGAACCAGTGCCCGAATTACTACCAACACCTCTACGGTAAAGTCTTCTAACTTCCATGACTTCATCTGGTAATGTGTATTCTGTTACACCTATTTGCGTTTGAATAAAGATAACACTTTCTTCAACCGCCCCTGCACTTAGTTGTCTATACTTTTTCATAGCAGAATCTATTGCTACATCGTAGTGATCTCTGTCGAGCTCTACATCAACAATGTCGTCTGCTAACCTAAGTTGCATCTCTCTTACGAGATCTTCTCTGCTGTTATATCCTATTTGATTCTCTGGCATAACACTATTTATCACAATTTAGTTGGTTATTACGGACAATGCTGGCTAAAACGTCTTTAATATAATGGTGTGCTCGTTGAATCTACCATTCATTTTGGTATCTGTTGTCTTGATTGCTTCAAAACTATTCTTACAAGCAGTTTTGGCGCCTTCAAAGGATTTTAGTTGTTCTTTAGGCTTACGGAGTGTTTTTTGTACACTTGACTCTTCGCAGAAGCCTTGTAGTGTAGTGCCTTTAACATTAAGCCCTGAGCCTTCTCTTCGTAAGTTTTTAGGATCTGGGTCTTTTGCTTTGTACACACCTATCTTTCTAGTCTTAACATTGTATACCCAACATTCACTTGCATAAACAATGTCTGTAGGTGGTACACTTGCTACACCTAATTCTGGGTCGTTTACCTTAAACTTTAGTTTTGTTACTATCTTCTCTTTAGACTTAGCCTTAGGCTTACGAGCTTTGCGTGTAGTCGCTTTTGTTTGTACTATGGTATCACAAGCAGTATTAATCATTTCAAAGTACTGTAAGTAGTCTTTACGTTGCTTTAACGTAAAGTTACTATATGCTTCTTTAATTTGTTCGTCTTGCCATTCTATAACTTCTATTGCCTCTTCGTGTCCTCTAGCAAACTCTTCTTTAATTAATTTAGCATGAGGCATTTTAACTTCTGGTTGATATGCCATCATCATTTTGTATGGATCAAACTCTTTGAGAGCCTTGTCACCGTCAATCAGTTCGTCTAAGAAGTACTCTATGTCACCACAAAGGTCACTTATCTGCTCTCGCATTCTATCTTGGATACTTACTTTAGGTTTCTCTTTTTGTAGTTGTACTTTTTCTTTCTTCTCAACTAATGCTTTTTTGCCACGGGGAATCCATTCTTCTTCTTTCCTTCGTTGAAGAAACGTCATAATTTTTTCTGGAATGAATCCTAGTTTACTTTCTATGAAGAATATACTGCTGGTTGCACTAAAGGCCCAGTCTGGGTTTGCTAGAATTATCTCTTTATCTTTGCTAGTCCACGGTGATTTATTTTCGATCCATTTACGAGATACTTGTATCTTTTTCTTATCAGCAATTTCTGTACGAGTAAAATAGTCGGCCTCTCGGAATACTTTAACTCTTTCCTCTTCAGTTGTTGCAGTCATCAACGACTTCCAATCTGGTTCTGGAGAAAAGTATACGTTCTTTGCTCTTGGTTTGCGTTTTGCCATATTTTAGTTATTCCTTTAGAAAAAAGATATGTCATATATTAACACATCTTTTAACCTTGTCAACAACTATATATAAAATAGATGCAAAAATTATGCGATTATATTGGTAATATTCTTAAATTTGGTGTTTTTGCTATGAATTTCTTTCCAAATAGCAATAGTTCTATCTAAGCCTTCATCTAAGGTAACCTTAGGTTCCCATCCTAGTTTTTCTGTAATTTTTGCATTTGAACTGTTGAGAATGAATATCTCACCAGGGCGTTCAGGTTTCTTGTCCCAATGCACTTTGCCTTCCCATCCTAACTTCTTAGCAATAAGATCAACATAGTCTGAAATTCTAATAGCATTGTCTGGTCCTAAACAAAATATCTCACCAGCACATTTTTCTGGGTTACGAATTACAGCCTCCCAGGCATCTAATAGGTCTTCAATAAAAATAAAGTTCCTATATGGCTTGCCGTATCCTAAAAATACTTCTTCTGGATTGTCAAGCATTTGCCAAATAATTTGCTCTGTTACAAAAAAGTTATTGTCTTTTCTGCCGTATGCATTAGTTTGTCTAATTGCAGTAAATGGTAATCCTAAACTTCTATTAGCATATTCTAAATATTTCTCGCATCCATATTTTGCAACGGCGTAAGGGGCATTCGGATTAGGTTGGGTATCTTCTGTGAAAGCAAAAATGTCTTCTGGTACGTCATGGCCATCTCTAATGACATCACTAATAGGTTGCCAACCATACACTTCCATTGTACTTGCAAACACAAAGTTTTTTAAGTTTGGTAAGGATGAAGCCGCTTCAATTAGATTTACAGTACCTACATAATTTACTTCTGAAAATACAATTTGTTCATAAAAACTATCTTCTACTTCTGTTCTTGCCGCTAAATGCACTATAACGTCTGGATTAAAGTCATGTAGTTGTGCTTTTACCTGTGCATGATCTCTTAGATCATATTCAAGAAATCCTAGTTCGTGGTCATTCTTTAGTCTCTCAACCATGTGTGAGCCAATAAAGCCGTCGTGTCCTGTAATAAAAATTTTCATGTGTGTCCTATGTCTTTGTTACCCACCAAGAAGCATAAGGCTCTGGTAGTGTTGTACTTAGTTTTAATCCTGTTCTTTCTATAAATTCGTCTACTGCTGGAATAACGCCAAATTCTTCTATGTGGCTTCTTTCTGTGTAGTCATGCCCTGCTAATATACCGCCTATTTTAACTTTAGGGTACCACGATTCTATCTCTTCTTTAACAGGTTCATACTTATGATCACCGTCTAAATAGATAAAATCAATTGAGTTATCTGCAAACTGAGATGCATACTTGGCTCCTAAATCTCTTACTAAAATGCTTTTAGTTGAGCCGTAGTCGCTATTAAACTGTTCAAATGTCTTTACAACATTATTGTATAGCATATCTAAATTAGTTTGGTCTGCAAACTCAGTAAGCGACGGTTTATCAGTATATCCTTCATATAAAGCATAAGGATCTATACCATAAAATGTCTTAGGAAGTAATTTTGAAATCATAGATCTACTATAGTCTCCCCTCCAAACACCTACTTCAATTGCAATATTTATTTCGCCCAACTGCTCTTTGATGTCGTGTAACATAGTATCTCTATTCATATTGATATTTATCAGTACTATTTTTGCTTGGTTAAAGTTCTGATAAATAGTGTTATGGGAAAGTTAAAATTATGGAATCCGACAAAAACTAACGACTATAAGTTTTTTGATAGAGTCGTTGGTGAGCATCTTCATGCTGGCGGTACCGGTGTACATGTACACAAATACTTAGGTATTCAGGACATTGGAGACTCTAATGATCCTACAAGACCAAGTACAAACGGTGAAACATCAGATATTTTCATACAGGACTTATTGTTTCTTGAAAATAGAGACAGGAAGTACAGTGAAGATATTTTTGAAATGATTGGTACATACCAATTGCAAGACAATGATGGATTTGACTTGACACAATTTGGTGCATTCCTGGCAAATGATACAGTATTCATTAATTTTCATATAGAAACTATGATGGAAACAATAGGAAGAAAATTAATGCCAGGTGATGTATTAGAGTTACCTCACTTACGTGATGACATGTTATTAGGTAGCGATGAAGCAATTAATAGATACTATGTAGTGCAAGAAGGTGCAAGACCGTCCGAAGGGTTTGATCCACGTTGGTGGCCTCACTTGTGGAGAGTTAAGTGTGGACCTATAACAGATTCACAAGAGTACAGAGACATACTTGGTACTGGTGAAGAAGAAGGTGACCTTAGAAATCTACTTAGTAAATATGCTGACGAAATTATTATTAACGATAAGTTATTAGAACAAGCAGAAAATGATGTTGCTTCAGATTCAAGATTGAATAGAGCAAGTCATTTATATGTTGATCCTAATGCACCAGACAAAGCATACATAGAGCCAAGTGACGCTTCGGCACCTAATGGATTAAGTCTAGTAGGCAGTGGAGCATCGTTCCCAACTTCAGGCACAAGTGACGGAGATTTCTTTTTACGAACTGACTTCTCTCCACATAGATTGTTTCAAAAGAAAGGAACAAGATGGGTCAAGTATGCTGATGATAATAAACGAACTTGGGCAACTGCTAATAAAACACTAGCATCGTTTATTAATAATGATACATATACAACAAACAGTGACGGAGAAATTGTCGCTGAGAAAACAAATTTAAGCCAGGTTGTAAAACCTAGGACAGACACATAGGAGCAGAAATGTTTTTTGGAAAAGACACAAAATTAGACAGAGAAGCAGTTTTTGAACAACTGAAAATTGACGAAGGAGTAGTTAATGAAATCTATCTCGACCACCTTGGTTACCCAACCTTTGGTGTTGGCCACCTCGTTCTTGAGACAGACCCAGAGTACGGACAAGAAGTTGGAACGCCAATATCAGAAGAAAGAACAAAAGAGTGCTTCGAAAAAGACCTCGACACAGCAATTAGCGAGTGTGAGTTACTATACGAAGACGGGGTGTTTGGAGACTTACCCGACGAAGTACAGCAAATCCTGGTTAATATGATGTTTAATATGGGTCGTACAAGGCTAAGCAAATTTAAAAAAATGCATGCCGGTATTGTTGAAGGCGACTGGAAAACTGCCGCAATAGAAGGCAGAGATTCAAGATGGCACAAACAAGTAACTAACCGTGCAGAAAGATTAATGGAACGTTTAGAAAACGTATAATAAATTATGGCAGGCAAAAACTTAGATTATTGGTATGATGCACAGGTAAAACGTTATCTGTTACAACTTGTACGAGTATTCTCAAACTTTAAAGTTAAAGAAATAGTTAAAGGCGCAGAACGTCTTAACAGAGTGCCTGCACGATATGGCGATATCAGTAGAATGGTTGCACAAATATTGCGTAACAATTCAGAGAATGCTGTAAACAATGCTCCGCAAATTACAATTAGTATACAGAGTATACAGCCAGCAAAAGATAGAATTCAAGACCCTTTTCTAGTTGATACAAATCAAGTAGCAGAAAGAGAATGGGACGTTGAATCTGGCTCATATACATCTGCACAAGGCAACCTATATACTACACAAAGATATATGCCTGTTCCATATAACTTGAATATACAAGTTGATGTATGGACAACAAACACCGAGATGAAGTTACAAATATTAGAACAAATTTTTGTAATTTTTAACCCTGGCATACAATTACAAGTTAACGATAACCCGTTAGACTGGACCAGTATTTTTGAAGTAGAACTTATGGATATTAACTGGAGTAGTAGAAGTTTACCGCAAGGAGTAGACGAATCACTCGATATATCTACATTAT